TCTAAAGAAGTTACCATCAGATTCAATGTCTATGTCTCAAATCAAAAATCAAATTAGAAAAATGATTGCCGATGGTACAAAGATTGATTTAGTTCTTTTGGACTATATTGATTGTGTGGTACCTGAAAGTACAAGTAAGGATGAGTGGAAAGCCGAAGGTTCAGTAATGAGAGGGTTTGAAGCGATGTGTCATGAATTGTCTTTGGTGGGTTGGACAGCAACTCAAGGTAATAGGTCTTCAATTTCATCAGAAGTTGTAACTACAGACCAAATGGGTGGGTCTATTAAGAAGGCTCAAGTAGGTCACGTAATCATAACAGTGGCAAAAACTTTACAACAAAAGGAGATGAACTTGGCAACAATCGCAATTACCAAGTCAAGAATTGGTAAAGATGGTGTTGTGTTTGAAAACTGTAAGTTCAATAACGAACTTTTGGAGATTGACACAGAGAGTTCAGTAACATTCTTAGGTTTTGAAGAACAACAAGAGGAAAGAAAGAGAGACCGAGTTAAGGAGTTGTTGGAAAAAAGAAAAGAAAGAGAAGCAAAAAAATTATAACAAAAAAAACAAAAAAAACATGGAAAAAATTTTAATGACAAACCCTGAGCGTTTTGTAATATTCCCCATTAAACACGATGACATTTGGGAGTTTTATAAAATGCACCAAGCGGCGTTTTGGACCGCTGAAGAAATAGATTTAACAGAAGATATCAGAGATTGGAGTAATCTCTCAGAAAATGAACAATACTTTATTAAGAACATTTTATCGTTCTTTGCGGCATCAGATGGTATTGTAAATGAGAACTTGGCTGAGAACTTTTATAGAGAAGTTCAATATCCTGAAGCGAAATTCTTTTATGGTATGCAATTAGCTATGGAAAATATTCATGGTCTAATGTACTCACTTTTGATTGATACATACATTTCAAGCGAAGATGAGAAGAATAAATGTTTTACAGCTTTAGATAACTTACCTGCAGTACAAAAGAAGGCAAAGTGGGCTTTAGATTGGATTGAAAACGCTTCATTCCAAGAAAGATTAGTGGCATTTGCGGCAGTTGAAGGTATTTTCTTTTCAGGGTCGTTTTGTTCAATCTTTTGGTTAAAATCAAGAGGAATTATGCAAGGGTTATGTAATGCAAATACTTTAATTTTTAAAGATGAAAACTTACACTGTGACTTTGCAATCCATTTGGTAAACAATCATTTAGAGAACAAACCAACTGAAAAAAGAATTAGAGAAATCTTATTATCTGCACTTGAGATTGAAAAAGAATTTATTACTGAATCATTACCTGTATCACTTATTGGTATGAATTCAAACTTAATGAAACAATATCTTGAGTTTGTTGTTGATGGTCTTTTACTTAAATTTGGATGTAAAAAAGAATTTAATGTTGAGCAACCATTTAAATTTATGGAACAAATTGCAATTGAAACAAAAGGTAACTTCTTTGAGGGAAGAACTGTAGAATACCAAAAGGCTAAATTAAACGAGGCAATTTCATTTGTCGACGATTTTTAATATTATAAAATTATGATGTCATTAAAGATTAAAAAAAGAGGGGGAGAGGACGTTGTGTTTAATCCACAGAAAATTTATAACAGAATTAAAAAAGCTGCGAAAGGATTAAACGTAAACTCTGATGAGATTTTCATCAAAGTAATTACGTCAATTCCAACTGAGGGTTTTGTAACCACTAAAGAATTAGATAAATTAGTATGTGAGATTGCCGCTTCATATACAGGTAGTCACTACGACTATTCAAGATTATCTTCTTCGGTTGCAATATCTTCGTACCATAAAGAAACTGACCCAAGTTTTTCAAATACAATGCACATGTTACACGTTGACGGTGTTGTTCATGACAAACTTATGGAAACCATTGAAAGATATGGTCCAGATAAAATAGATGCGGTTATCAATCATGAGAATGATTATAATTTTGACTACTTTGCATGGCGTTCATTAACTGAAATGTACTTGTTAAAGTTACCTAATGGTAAAGTTGTTGAAAGACCACAACATATGTATATGAGAGTTGCTCTGTGGGTGACTAATACATATGAGGAGGCAGTTGATTATTACAAGTCATTGTCTGACCAACTAATATCTAAAGCTACTCCAATTATGATTAACTCGGGAACTAAAGTTCCTCAGTTAGCTTCTTGTGTGTTACATTATAACAATTCAGATTCTCGTGATGGATTATTAAAAACTTTGAGTGATATTTCAACATATTCTTCAGACGCTGCGGGTATCGGTTTATCAATGTCTAACATTAGAAGTAAGGAAAGTAGAATTAACAGTTCAGGTGGATTTGCTGGAGGATTATTAAAATACTTAAAGATTGTTAATGAGTCATTAAGATTCTTCAATCAACAAGGTAGAAGACCTGGTAGCGCGGCTATTTACATTGAACCCTGGCACAAAGATATTTTTGATTTACTTGACATCAAAAAGAATACAGGTAAAGATGAATTAAGGGCTCGTGATTTATTTACTGCGCTATGGATTCCTGATAACTTCATGAGGGCAGTTAAGGGTAATACTGATTGGTATTTATTCTGTCCAAATGATATTATTAAGGCTGGAATAAAACCATTACAAGAATGTTATGGTGATGAATATGAAGAAAACTACAACAAGGCGGTACAAATGGGTCTTGGTAAAAAAGTTAAAGCACAGGAAATTTGGACAAAAGTTATAGAATCTCAAGTTGAAACTGGTGTTCCTTACTTATGTGCCAAGGATAGTGTTAACAAGAAAACTAACCATCAAAATATTGGTGTTATTAAACAGTCAAATTTATGTATTGAGATTGTTCAATTCACTGATGAAGAAACAACGGCTATATGTACATTATCGTCAATGGTATTAAAAAACTTTATTGAAAAAGGTGAGTTTAATTTTAACCTACTTTATAGTGAAGTAAGAAAAGTTGTTAAGGCTCTTAATAAAGTTATTGACATTAACAGCTACTCAACTGAAAAAGGTAGAAAAGGTGGATTAGAACAAAGAGCTATAGCGATTGGTATCCAAGGTCTGGCAGATGTATTCTTTTTAATGGACTATGTTTTTACATCTGAAGAAGCAAAGAAATTAAATAAAAATATTTTTGAAACTATATATTTTGCGGCAATTACTGAAAGTATGACTTTATGTAAAACAGGACAATACAAACCATATGCACATTTTGAGGGGTCACCAATGTCAAAAGGAATATTTCAATTTGATATGTGGGGATTAGATTATGAAGGATTAGGTAGTTTATGGGATTGGAATAGTCTTAAATTAGAGGTTTCTAATCATGGAGTATGTAATTCATTATTCACGGCTCAAATGCCAGTTGCATCTTCTGCAAAGATTACAGGTTCATTTGAAATGACTGAACCAGCTCACTCGGCACTATTCAATAGACGTGTTGTTGGTGGTGAAATCTTAATTGTTAACAAATATTTGATTAATGATTTTGAAAAACTTGGTATTTGGAGTGAAGAATTAAAGAATGAAATTATTTTAAATGAAGGGTCAATTCAAAATGTTAACTTTAACAATTATCTTGACACTGAAGATAAACACTATGATAAGAAGGTTAAAAGAATTGAACATTTGATTAATAAGTACAAAACAATTTGGGAGATTTCTCAAAGGGAACTTATTGATATGGCGGCGGATAGAGCACCATTTATTGACCAATCACAATCTATGAACATATATATGTCCAATCCAACATTATCAAAGATAACTTCTTCACATTTCCACTCGTGGGAAAAAGGATTAAAGACTTTATGTTACTATGTTAGAACTAAAGCGATTTCAACAGGAGCTAAACACTTAGCATTAGACTTATCTAAGATTGAAAAACAAGGTCCAAAAGTTGAAACACCAAAAGTAGACTACCTCGAAACGGGTTTAACCCAAAAACCTGAAGATAGTCCATTTGAGTGTTTTGGTTGTTCTGCTTAAAATAAGAAATAATCCCGACTAATAATCGGGATTATTAGTTTTTATGTATTTATAAGAAAAAGTAGGATAGTATATTTATATATATGGCAAACGGTGTTACATATGGAATTAGTTTTCCGTTCAGAGATTCTGTACGAGGAGACTATTTGGAATTAACTGAATTACAATCCCAAGAAATAAAATCAGACCTTATTCATTTATTATTAACAAGAAAAGGGTCAAGATATTTTTTACCCGCATTTGGTACAAGATTATATGAATTTCTTTTTGAACCTTTTGATGGATTAACGTTTAATGCAATCGAATCTGACATCAGAGATGCTATTGAAAATTTTATGCCAAACTTATTAGTTAATAGTTTGACAATAACTCCAGCTGACCCTCAAGAAGAATTAGATATTGCGACTGGACAAAATGTTGCAGGAACAAGTGAATCTTCAATTTATAGATTTCCTGGAAAAGGGACATCAGAGTACACCGCAAAAATAAGATTAGACTACTCAACCAACAACTCAACATTTGCTCAAAGCGATTTTGTGATTATCAATATTTAATATAGATGGCAAACAATAAAATATCATATGCAACCAGAGATTATCAAGCGATAAGAACTGAACTTTTAAATTACGTAAGGACATATTATCCTGAATTAATACAGGATTTTAATGATGCTTCTGTATTTTCAGTTTTTTTGGATTTAAATGCTGCGGTTGCCGATAACCTAAACTATAATATTGATAGAAGTTTACAAGAAACTGTACTACAATATGCACAACAAAGGTCTTCAATATATAATATTGCAAGAACTTACGGTTTAAAATTGCCAGGACAAAGACCATCAGTATCTTTAGTTGATTTTTCAATTACAGTACCTGCTTTTGGTGATAAAGAAGATGAGAGATATCTTGGAACATTAACAAGAGGTTCTCAAGTTGTTGGAGCTGGAGTTGTATTTGAAAATGTTTATGATATTGATTTTGCATCTCCATATAATGCACAAGGTTTTCCTAATAGATTAAAAATACCTAACTTTAATTCAAATAACGTTCTTGTTAACTATACTATTACCAAAAGAGAAATTGTTGTTAATGGTGTTACTAAAGTATTCAAAAGAGTTATTGGGGCAAATGATGTAAAACCTTTCTTTGAATTATTCCTACCTGAAAAAAATGTTTTAGGTATAACAAGTGTATTGCTGAAAAATGGTACTGAGTATACTAACACACCAACAACGGCTGAATTCTTAGGATTAGATAATAGATGGTATGAGGTTGATGCCTTGGCTGAAGACAGAGTCTTTATTGAAGACCCTACAAAAGTTTCAGACCAGCCAGGTATTAAAGTTGGAAAATATATTCAAACTCAAAATAGATTTATAACTGAATATACTCCTGAAGGATTTAAAAAGATGACATTTGGTGGTGGAACAAACACGGCTCAAGACCAATTGAATCAATTTACAACTTTAGGAACGACATTAGAATTACAAAAATACTCTAATAACTTTTCATTAGGTTCTACTTTAACGCCAAACTCAACTTTATTCATTCAATATAGAATTGGTGGAGGTTTAGCAACAAACTTAGGAACAAATGTTATTAATCAAATTGGAACTGTTTCATTCTTTGTAAATGGACCATCAGAGACAACTAACTCTTCAGTTGTTGGTTCATTAAGATGCGTTAACGTAACCGCTGCGGTCGGTGGTTCAGGAGTACCTTCATTAGAAGAAATTAGAAATTATGTTTCATTTAACTTTGCAGCTCAAAAAAGAGCAGTGACTGTTCAAGATTACGAATCTATCATTAGAAACATGCCAGCTCAATACGGAGCTCCTGCTAAAGTGTCAATCACTGAAAACGACAACAAGATTTTAATTCAAATATTGTCTTATGATACTTCAGGTAAATTAACAAACATTGTATCAAATACATTAAGACAGAATATTGCAAATTATTTATCGAACTATAGAATGATGAATGATTACATTTCAATCTTCACTGCTGAGGTTATTGACCTTAGCGTTGATGTGTCTATTGTGTTAGATTCTGCTCAAAACTCAGGACAAGTTATTTCAAGTGTTGTTGATAAGATATCAGAATACTTCAACCCACAAACAAGACAACTTGGACAAAACGTTTATCTATCTGAATTAAGAAGTATTGTTCAAAATACAAACGGAGTATTAACAGTTGCCAATGTAGAGGTATTCAACGAAGTTGGAGGACAATATTCTTCGGCGGAAACATCTATGGCGTATTCAAATCCTGAAACAAAATTGATAGGACCTGTAGATGATACAATCTTTGCTCAACCATCACAAGTTTATCAAATTAGATATCCTAATAAAGATATTAGAGTATCTGTTAAGAACTTCCAATCAATTACTTTTTCTTAACAAGTTTATTTATTTCTTCTTTAGTTTATAATTTAAAGGTGTGGGTACAATTTAAAAAATTCCACATAAACTATTTATTAATTAAAGAGATTTAATGGGTCAATCATATAGAATAAGGACTGAATTAGGAATCAACAAAACAATCAATGTACAATTAGACCAACAATTTGATTTTTTAGAGATACTTTCTTTGAAAATTCAACAAGAAGATGTGTACACTAGAAGTTGTGCAAACTATGGTGTAGTTGTTGGTAGAATTACTGCAAATAATGGTTTGGGTATTCCCAATGCAAGAGTATCGGTATTTATCCCAATTACTAATGAAGACCAATCTAATCCTTATATTTCAAGCATATATCCTTACAAATCTTTAACCGATAAAAATGAGGATGGGTATAGATACAATTTATTACCATACGAACAATCCTATTCAACACACGCTGCAACAGGTACATTTCCTTCAAGACAAGATGTTTTAACAGGTAATACTGCCATAGAGATATACGACAAATATTACAAGTATACTGCAAAAACAAACGAGAGTGGAGATTACATGATAATGGGTGTACCATTAGGATATCAAACTATGATAACCGATGTGGACTTATCAGACATCGGAGAGTTTTCATTAACACCTCAAGACTTAATTAGAATCGGTAGAGCGACTTCATCACAAGTTGCTGGAGGTAGGTTTAGAACCTCAACTGATTTGAATTCATTACCTCAAATAGTAACTATTACAAAAAGTTTAGAGGTTTCTCCATTATGGGGTGACCCTGAAGTATGTGATATTGCCATTAACAGATTAGACTTTGACTTGAGGGATGAAGCGAATATTGACATTCAACCAACATCAGTATTCATGGGGTCTATGTTTTCATCACCTGATGAATATAGAATCAGAGATAATTGTGAGCCAAGAGATGATTTAGGAAATTTATGTGAATTAGTTTCGGGGCCTGGTCAAATACTTGCTATAAGACAAACAATACAAACAGATATAGATGGTAATCCTGTGTTAGAAGTTTATACTTTAGAAAATTCAGGAAATGTTATTGACCAAGATGGTACTTGGTTAGTTGAAATGCCGATGAATCTTGACTATTTTGTTACTAATGAGTTTGGTGAAAAGATATTATCTAACGACCCTACAATCGGTATTCCGACTAAGGCAAAATATAGATTTAAAATTAAGTGGGAACAACCTGCGTCATTAACTGAAATGGTTAGAAGGCCTTATTATTTAGTACCAAATGTTAAAGAGTATGGATGGATAAATTCGTCATTAGACCCAATAAATTTAAACACTACTAATAATTTTAGAAAAAAATTAGATAGTTCTTATTATTTTGGACTTGCGTGGAGTGGATATACTAATGGATTTATAGGAAATGATTTAACAACAAGATTAAACGATGTAATAAATTGCGAAGATACATTTTATGAATTTAATTTTAATAAAGTTTATACAATATCATCATTAATTGATGAATATAAAAAAGGTAATGGCAAAGGTAAATTTATAGGAATAAAAGAAATTGATGACAACTCTTGTGCAAGTAATGTAAATAAATTTCCAGTTAATGATGGGTTTAGAAACTTTGATTTATTATATTTTATATTCTCAGTATTGTTTTTAGTAATACAATTGATAGGCCTTAACCTTTTAATTGTCGCCCACGTTGCATTATTCTTATACAGAATAGTGCTTGATTTTTTATGTTATTTATGTACTTGGGACGTTCCTGTTATTGGAAGAGTTTTTGATTTTGTATGTAAATGGATTCCTGAGGGGGGATGTAGTGAAAATAGTACAATCATAAGATTACCAATGATTACTTATCCTGAGTGTCAAGCTTGTGATTGTGGTACAGATATTAATTTTAATAGTAATAATTCAGAGGTTCCAACTGGTGGGTTATCATTTTTTTCATCACCACTTTTTTATCAAAATAATCTTCAGTTATTATATTCGGGTGCTCCATCTGAAGACATATTACAGTATACAAACATAACAGCAACAGCATTTGCAGGTTTTAACGATAAAGCATTCAGTTCTGATATTAATAAGTATAAGTTACCCAAATCAAATGTTGTTAAAATACCAAGCCAACCAGATAATGGTGGTTTTAGATTTTCAATTTCAAAAACTTTGCCTTTAGGGGAAAGAATTAATTTATTTAATCAAAGGAGTAATTATTTTACGGGTTTAAATAAAATCCAGGTAACTTTTGCAACACAATCTAATATCAATAAAACCCACTTTGATAACACATTAACAGTTTTAACAACACAAAATTATAACACGGGAGATTTAATTACTTTTGTTAGTACATCAAACTCATTTGACACAAATTGGAAATATAGTGCAAATACAATAAATGGTATTATTACAGGTATAAGTGGCACTTCATATAATAGTAGTGCATCAACAACAGTAAATGTAAGTTATGCAACGTCTCAATATAGTGCATCTACAGTATCTTATTCTTTACCTTATGGTTCTACGGAAACAAATTACAAATACCCACAAGATATTGAATATTATCAAGTTATAACTGCTATAACAGTGTCAGACGCAGCTAAAATTTGGACATCAGCAACAACTCAATCAATGGCAAATATACTTGAATCAACACAAGATATAAGTTCATTTCAAGGAAGACAAAATTTTATAAAAGTTGAAGGAAATTCTTTAAAATTTAGAGACTATTATGAAGGTTTTGATAACCAATACATTTTAGTACTTCAAAGAGGAGTAGACCCATATTCTCCAAAATACGGTAATGAATATAAACTTGGTTTGATATTTGGTAGTACTATTGATGACCCAAAGTTTACGTTTACTGCTCAAACGAGATTGAATATTCCAATTCAAAAATTAACAAATAATAATATTTCGGTACAATCATTTGCAAATCAAAATGAAATTTTTTACCAATCATATTTCTTTAAACCTGGAATTGACGGAAGTACAACACCAGGATTACAGTATACAGGATATACATCAAGTTCTGTTGGATATTATGGAAGTATAGATGCTCAAAATACAAACACAATTTATGCTAACGTATCTAATGTATCTGTTTATAGTAAAACAAGTAATGGTTTTTATTTATCATCAGTTAACAGTGGAGCATATGATTTAAGTGAAGACATTACATCAATGGGTATAATGACAGTAAATGCTGCTGGCGGAACTTTTGGAGGTCCTAGTGTGATAACTAGTTGGGACGCTATTTCTTATTCATACTATACACAGGCGTTATATTCAAATTTTTTAAACACACCAATGTTGATAAATAACTCAGTTAATAATGTAATGAGAACGGATAGATTACCAACTTCAGATAAACTTGATGGAGGTTCGTGGAGTATCAATCCTGCAATATTACAACAAAATTTAAATTTTGGAGTATATGTCATTAATGATGCTGGTGGTGACATTGTAACAATATCTTATAGCAATGGTGCGGACCAAGTAACACCAGTAATTTCAGGATTAACAAATTCTATCAAAGTTTTAGAAAGTTTTAACTGTGAGAATATGGTTGGATTAGATTGTTATCAAGGATTTGGTGATAATTTTAGTATAAATACAGGATGTACCACATCAGATGCGGTTGAAAAAGGGTGTTATATGTTTTTAAGAAGACCTTTGACTGATTTATTTACAGATTTGGATAATTTTTCAGAGTGGGGTTACCGTTTTAGGTTCTTCTACGGTTTATGTAGAGGAGTTTTGTCACAATCATTTGTTAACAATTGGATTAATGGTTCATTATATGCATTTCCAATTCAAGTTGATACGTATTTTGACCAACAGAATAAACCATTACCGCCAGTATACTGTACTGATTTGGCTCATTTTGATTCAAATACAAATAATTTTTATTTTAGAAGTAGTCCTTATAATATTACAACTAATAGATTTGTTGGAAAAAGAACTTCAAATGTCGGTGCAATTAATGATGTCAATCTTTTATTCCCAACAACTATAATTAATTTAGGATTTAAAGATTCTTTCTATTCTGAAATAGTATTTGACCCATCAACAAAGGCATATATAATACCTAATATTAATCCTACAAGTTATTCAGACACATCTGATTTGGTTAATCTTTTTGTTATATCGAGAATCACGGATGAAACTTTTTTAAGTAGAATAATATCATTTGGAGATAATTCATTGAATCAATTGTTCTCAAGACCATATAGAAGAATTGATGGGGATTTAGCGCAATTAATGTCTATTAACTCTGAAATAGGAAATATTAGTTTTTCACCTCAATTTTATAGTAGTGTGAGTGGAGCTCCAATGACAATATTAGGAACGGCTGGTGACCCAATTATTGCGGTATGGTATTCATCAACAACTGAAAACTTACAAACAAAAGATTATTTAACTCCAGGAAGAATTAATTTTAGAAGTGATAATAACGTTAATAATTACCCATATCCATATGGAATAAAATCACAAGTGGTACCATTCTACCAATGGAGATTGGCAAATACCTCAACAATATTTGGT